CTAATAGATGAAATTTTAAAACTAAGTAAGGCAGATTGGGAAAAAGTAAAAACAAATATAGATTATTTATTTTTAAAAGAAGAAAAAAACAGGAATAAAACTCTATATATTCCTGAAAGCAGTTTAAAAATAAAGGCAGATTATTATCCTTGTTATATGGAAATTGAAGATATTAAAAATAAAGATGTTCCTGGTTTATTAAAAAGACATGAACAAAAAGTTGGTGGAGGAGATGAACAATAAAAATAATTTAGTAGTATTTGAAAATACTGAACTTCAAGTAATGGTAAATAATAACAATGAAATTGAAATGGATATGGATGAATTAGCAAAAGCATTAGGATTTAAAGATAAGGAAAGTTTTAAAAGTATTATTTTAAGAAATCCAGAGTTACAAAGTCCAGAATATTCATGTTTAAAAAAAGTTTTAAGTAATGAAGGAGGAATATCAAAGAAAAGAGAGAAAAGAATATTTAATCAAGATGGAATATTTGAAGTTGCTTATTTAGCGAATACAGAGAGAGCAAAGCAGTTTAGAAGATTTATAAAAAACTTTTCAAAGGAGATGATAACAAAATTCAAAAATAATCAAATAGCTTTAAATTCAGGACTCCCAGCATTGCCAATGAGAATAGAACCAAAGATAGATAAAATGTTGGAATTAGTAACTCAAAGAGATGATGAAATAGAAAACATATTTGAATTTTTTGAAAAAGCAAAAGCATATTTTGAAATGATTGCACCAATGCAAGAGGATATAAAACTAATAAAAAGTAAGGTAGACGAAATTGTTGGTGCAGTGAATGAACTAAGTGATGCAGTGTATGGAGATGAAGATGGAGGAGAACAATAAATTTTATCTGGATTTATTAAGTTTACAGTCAGAAATGAGCTACAGAGAGTATTCAATCTCAACACAAGGAACATACAAGAGAATAGTAAAAGAATTTTTAGAATCAATGAATAAGGAAGTGATAGATGTAAAAAAAGAAGATGTAATCAGATATTTAGATAACAAGTTAATGACATTATCTGTTAATACAGTGCTTGTAGAACTTAATGCTTTGGAGTTTTTCTTTGAAGAAATACTAGGCTTAAATATAACTGAAAATATTAGAAAGTATAAAAGAGTTTTTAAAACTAAGGACTTTATAACAATAGAGCAGTTTAATATATTAACAGCCTCAGTAGCTGAAAGAGAAAGACTTATGTATATGGTTCTTAAAGAGTTAGGGTTATTTTTCAAAGAGATTGTAAAAATAAAGGTTGAAGATATTGATTATCCAAATGGAACAATATCAGGAAGGAGAGTAAATAAGGATTTAATAAAAGATTTGTTAGGATATGCAGAAAAGCATGAGTTAGAAAATGAAATTTTTCCACTTGATTTGAGTACATTGTGGTACTGGAATAAAGTGAATACTAAAAAATATTTAGGAAGAGTTTGTAATCTTGATGATATGAAACATTCACTAGCATTGGAGTTATATATCAAACAAGGTAAAGAAGAGGAGGCAGTGGAGTATTTAAGATTAAAAAATGTGTATAGTTTAAGACAATATTATAAGAGAGCAGGTTATCAATATTTTAATTATTAGAAAAAAAGGACATCATGCTCGGCAAAGCTATGGTGTCCCCAGTAAAAATTAGATACTTTGATTATATCAAAAAGGAGAGCAAATGGAAAGAGAAAATTATTTAAAAGGAATGCTTGAACATTTAAAGAAGCATCCAGACACATATAAAAAGATGATTTTAAAGTTAGAAAAGGAGCTTGAAAATGTGTATAGAACAGAAGGTAGAGCAATATAGAGAAAAGTTAATCAGAATAACAGAAATAAAAAAGAATTTAATTGATGCAGAAATAAGTCTACAAAAGGTAATGCAGGAGCTTAATCTAAGTCAATATGAATTTAAAAAACTTTTAAATGGAGAATTAGAGGAAAGAGAAGCTGAGGTACTAGCATTATGTGATAAGGTCCCAGCTTATGTAAAAAATAGAGATAAGAGAGTAAAAACATTTCAAAAATCGTTATTACTAAGAGATTTAACATTGAAAGATTTTTGTAAAAAAGAAGATTTAGATGAAAAGAAGGTATATAGAGCATTAAGAGGACTTAATGCAGAAAGAGATCTAGAAACTGAAAAGGGAATTGAAAGGGCTTTGAATGTAAGGATCTTTTAGAAAGGAGCTTTTATGACAAAAGAATACTTATTAGAAGATTTACAAAGACTCTTTGAAAAAACTAGAACTCAGGCTTTAAGATTTGCACAGTTACAAGGCTGGACTGTTGAAAAGAAAAAAATAGGAAAAGTTTATAAAAATGTATATAAGGCTTCTGAGGTGGATGCATATAGAGCTTCACTGGTAGAAGTTAAGGAAGAAAAAGAAAAGAAAGTAGCAACTAGGACAGTGGCAAAGAAAGAAGCAACAGCTATTGATGAGCTACCAAGTTGGAATCAACGGGTTGCTAATGCTAGATTTATTCTTTGTATGAAATTGGAAGAAAAGTATGAGGAAGGTGGAGATAGTAAAGAAGAAATTATAAAGAAGTTTGTAAAAGAAGCAAATAAAAATTATCCACAACAGTTGGAAATTTTAAAGAAACTAACAGTACCTACACTTCGTAGGTGGTGGGGAATATATATAAAAAATAAACATAATCCACTGGCTTTGGCTTCTGGACATGGGACAACTAAGGGAATAAGAAGAGTAAAAGAAGAGGTTTTAGAAACTGCTAAAATGCTTTATTTTAGTAAAAACAAGCCAAAAATTACATTTGTATTTGAGAGAATAGTTGCAATGTTTGGAGTTGAGGCAATCAGCTATGGTACTTTAAGAAATTATCTTAATAAAGATATAAACATTATTGAAAAGAATAAGGCAAGAATGGGAAGCAAGGAGTTTAAAGACACTCATACACCATATATTGAAAGAAGTTACGAAGATATAAAAGCTGGGGAAGTTTGGATGTCAGACGGACATGACTTGGAAATGATGTGCTATCAAGGAAATAGAAAAAAAGCAAATGGAGAAAGATACTTCGGATCTCCAAAGCTAATAGTCTGGATTGATGTAAAAAGTAGATTTATAGTGGGTTGGAGCTTAGCTTGGAGTGAAACAACAGAAGCAATTGCAATAGCTCTAAAAAGAGGAATTGAAAAGTATGGAGTTCCTCAACATATTTACACAGATAATGGTAAAGCATATAAATCTAAGGTCTTAAAGGGGACTGATGAGCTTAATGGGATATATGCAAGTTTAGGAATAGATGTAGACCATGCAAAAGCATACAATGCACAAGCCAAGCACATAGAAAGGTGGTTTGTAGATTTTAAAGAAAGTTTTACAAAAGAATTTACTACTTATAAGGGTGGAAACATTATAGAAAGACCTGAGCATCTTAGAAGTTTTGCAATGCAAAAACTAGATAAGGGAGAAATATTAGAACAGTGGGAACTTGAAGAGCTAATAGAAAAGTTTATAGAAACTAAAAATCATAATTATTATGCTTTGAGAAGAGCTGCTGGGCTGAAAGCACATAGAGGTAGAGGAATGAATAATAGAACTCCACTTGAAGTGTTTGAAGAAGAAAATCCTGTTGCAAATAGAAGAATGTTGTCAGAACAAGAGATCAGGCTATTATTCTTATATGAAGAAATAAGAACTATAAAGCAAAATGGTATTGAATTTATGGGAAATACTTATATTAATGAATACTTATATTATCATCAGACAGAAAGGGCAAAGATTAAGTATGATCCACACGATTTAAGTTACATCTATGTGTATCAAGAAACTGGTGAATTTTTATGTAAGGCTGAACAATTAGGACTTGCTGGTTGGAAAGATGTTACAGCAATTAAAACACATAAAAAGAGATTACAAAAGATTAGCAAGTTAAGTAAGGAGATTATAGGAATAAGAGAAGATATAAGAGATGACTTAGGTTTAATAGATGCCACAATAATTGATGATACTAAGGTTATAGAAAATAAAAGTAAAAAAGAAAGAATATTAATAGGTGAAGGAATATATTTAGAAGATTAGGAGGAAGAATGGAAGAGTTAAGAGCAAGGTTAGAAATATTTTCTGAGGAAAATAATATGAGTTATACAAAAATAGCAAAGGCTATGGGAGTGGGATCAAGTACACTAAGTGAATGGAGAAAAGGAACTTATACAGGAGATAATGAAGCATTTTCAAAAAAGGTGGAAGACTTTTTAAATAGGCATAAAAGAAAAATAAAAAGAATAAATTTTTCTGTAAATACAGAAGTTAAAAAAAGAGTGTTTCATGTGTTGAACACTATAAAAAAATATGTGAGTTCTAATATAACAGAAGGAATTATAGAAAGTGCAAAGATTGGCTATATTTATGGAAGAGCAGGGCTTGGAAAAACTCATGCTCTACAAGAATGGTTAAAAACTTATGGAGGTAGAGGAGTTTTAATAACAGCAGAAAATGGAATATCTAGTGTAGGACTTATTAAAAAGTTAGCAAGAGAATTAAAACTTGATACAAGTGGAAGTTCTGAAACTCTAAAAGACAGAATAAAAGATGCTGTAAAACTAACAGAAACTATCATAATTATAGATGAAGGAGAACATTTAAAAGCAAATGTAATTGATATTATAAGAAGCATTGCAGACCAAACTGGTGTGGGTGTAGTTATAGCTGGGACTGAGGTATTGAAAAGTAAAATTTTATCAAGAAAAAAAGAATATGAATACTTATCAAGCCGTGCAGTTGTAAATATAACTTTGAAAGATTTAGCAATAAATGATGTTTCAAATATTGTGAAAGAATTTCTAAAAAGTGAGATAGAACTATATAAAGAAAGTGAATTGCAGACATTAATAAGTTATATAAATATACAAACAAGAGGTTCAGCAAGAAACTTAGCAAATATTTTAACATCAAGCTATGAAATTGCTTTACAAAATAATTCATTGAAGATTGAAAAAAAATATATAGATGCAGCATTATCAACATTAGCATTATAAAAGGGGGAAATATGAAAGATAAGATATTAACTGAGGAAGCAAAAAAGATTTTAACAAAAGAATATGGAAAGGATGCTTTAAAAATTGATAAAGAACTGAATGAATTAGCAACTCTTTCAGTTAAAAGGAAGAACTGTATTCAAGCGGCTAATAAAGGAAATTCAAAAGCTAGGGAAAGTTATATAAAAATTACTGAGGAATTTAAAAAAGTGATAGCAACAATAAACAAAAAACTTTCAAAAATTTAGTGTTGCTTAGAATAGTGTTGAATAGAATTAGCAACATGAAGGAGAAAATAATATGAGAAAAATACTAGCAATATTAGTGGCTTCTATATTAATAGCAGCTAATAAACAAGGAGGCTCAAATGTGGAAATTAGAAAAGGGTGATATTGTAAAGTGTATTATCCCAGACACTGGGGAGCTTACACTAGACAAAGAATATGAAATATTAGATATAGATACAAGTATTAGTCATATTGAAGTTATTAATGATAAGGGAGAAAGAAAAAGCTATTTATGGGCAAGATTTGATAAGGAGGTATCATGAGTGATTGGATTTTAGCAGGACTTGGAATTACTTTATTTATTGCAGGCTTCAATGTTGGACAAGACTGTAAATTTCAAAGAGGTTTTTTTGGAAGAAAAAAGACATATAAATATTATGTAAGTTGTATTTATAAGGTGTACGGAGTTATATCATACACTGGGAAAATTGGAATTTTTAATGAAGAAATGACAGAAAAGTTACTGGATGAATTTATAGAAGAGCTAAGAAAATTTTTAAAAAATAAGTTTAGAACAGAAGATGTTGCTGTAACTGTTGTTGATTTTAAAAGATTAAAGAAATAAAAGAGGAGTAATTAATGTATACAAAAAATGACTTAGAACAAGCAATAGAACACTGTGAAAATAAAGTGAAAGAACTTAAATGTGGAAAATGTAGAGAAGAACATAAGAAATTGTTAGAGATGCTTTTGGATTTGAAAATTTTTAAGGAGCAACTATGAGAATAAAAGACTTATATAAGATTAATGGAATTATATATACTTATGAAGATAATAATGGAGTATATGCAAGGCTTATGGATGTATTAACAGGATATGAAGAATTTATAAGAATGGAGGAATTAAAAGAGTATGAGTATAAATAAAGTAACTGTAAATGGAAAAACATACATAATAAAAGATGGAACATATTCAACAGTATTTAATGGAAAAGTATATAGTGACGGAGAAGTGTATCTTGATGGAGAAAGAATTTATTGTAAAAAGCCAATTGCTTTGAGAATATTGAAATTCCTTTTATTCATTATGGCTATTTATACAATATTTGGCATATATTTTTTAATCACTGGGTTTATATTATTAATGAAGTTATAGGAGGAAAAATGCAAGGATTTTTTGATAAAAATGGAAAGGAAATAAAAGAAGGAATGCTTTTAAATGGTGGAGTTGAGTATGCAAGTTTATGGGGTTTTCCAAAGTTTCAAATAGGTAATTATATTGATGAGTATTTAATTGATGTTGAAGAAGCAGCAGAAAATAAACCAGTTAAATTATGGGGAAGTTATTTAGAATTTCAAAATGGTGATTGTAGAGGGATAAATAGTGAATTTTTAAAAGACTTTGAAATACTAGAATAATGAAAATAGGAGGAAAAAATGAACTTAGAAAATATGACAGCTGAAGAAAAAGAAATATTAAGAAAGCAATTATTAGAGGAAGATAGACAAAAAAAAGCTGAGAGAAAAGTAAAGGTGGATGCTTATAAAAATCTTGTTGATGAAACTGTAATAAATGAAATAGATAAAATAAAAAATATTTCAGCACAAATAATGGTGTTAAAAAAAGAAGTGTTTGATGACTTTAAAAGTATCTTAGAACTAAAAGCAGAACTTTATGGAGTAAAAGATAATCAACAATCTCACACATTTACAACAAGTGATGGGAAAATATCTATAACATTGGGTTATAGAATGCTTGATAGCTTTGACGATACAGTTCATGCTGGAATAGAAAAGGTTAAGAACTATATTTATAAAACTGTTCAGGGTGAAAATACACATTTATTAGAAATAGTTAATTTGTTATTAAAAAAAGATAAGAATGGGAATTTAAAGGCTTCAAGAGTTATGGAGTTAGAAAAGATAGCTGGTAATATAAATGATGTTGAACTAACAGAAGGAGTTCAAATAATTAAAGAGGCTTGGAAGCCTCAGAGGTCTAAAACATTTATAGAGGCATATTATAAAGATGAGAATGGCAATAAAATTAACATCCCATTATCTATGACTACTGTTATGGAGGATTTAAAAAATGAAGGAAATAAAGAAACATCAAATTAAATATATTCATACATTAAAGCACAAAGCAGGCTTAAAAGATGAAGAGTATAGAATACTCTTAAAAAGTAAATTTAATAAAAAATCTAGTAAGGATCTCAGCTATAATCAGGCTGAGATCCTTATAAAAATATTTGAAAGGTTAATAAATAATTGTGCAACAGAAAAGCAAATAAATAAGTTTAATACTTTATATAGTAAAGTCTACTATGAGAAAGATAAGAAGGAATTTATAGAACAATATCTAGGAAAAGATAAAACAGTGGATAATATAACAGTTAAGGAATGTAGTAAATTAATTTATATTCTTGAAGAGATAGTAGACTGGCAAGAGAAAAGAGGAATAAATGGAGAAGAAAATAGTAACAAATGAAGACTATGAATGGTTAAAAGAACAGTTTATGGTGGATAGATTTTTAAAGTTTATAATAGATAAACATGAAGTATTCATAGGATTATTGAGCTTTGAAAAAGATATGATTTTAAGATATACAGTAATTGTTGATGGAGAAATACAAACATCTGAAGAGGAATGGGGACATATAGCAGAAAAATCAAAATTTTCAAGGAAATATATAAAGACTTGTGAAAAAATATACGGAAAAAAAGTATGCAAGGAGAGAGGAATGTATGAAAAATATTCTTATGTTTTACCTTGGTTTCCAAGTTTCTCAGCATTAAAGAAGATGTTAAAAAAACATAATGAAGTGATTTGTTTAGGAGAAAATAGATATATAAGACTTATAGGAGGGAATTAATGAAAGAAATTAATATAACAAAGCATGCTCTAATGAGATATGCTTCAAGAGTACACAAAGCTAATATTATAAGTGATAGAACTTGGGATATTTGGAAGAAAGCAAATGAAGATAAAATAGAAGTTTTAGAAGCAAGTTTAAAAGAGGAGTTTAAAGAAGCTAGATATATTAATACAGCAGCTTATGAGGGAAATAAGAAAGCTGAATTTTATATAAATGAGCAATTATTAATGACTTATGTAGTTGTTGGAGATAATTTAGTAACTTGCTATGCAGTAGACTATGGATTAGATGATGAAGGAAATAGATCAATGCTTAAAGTTTTAATTGAAAATCTAAAAAGAGCTGAGATTGAAGAAAATAATTTTGAAGATAAGTATTTTGAAAGAAAAACAGAAATTAACAATAGTATAGCAGTTGCTAATGCTGAAATAGCTGAACTAAATAAAAAGATAGAAAAAATAAAAGGAAATAAAGCATTATTAGAGCAAGAATTAACAAATATAGGGCTAGAATATGAAGATATTAAGACAGTTATAGATGTAGCTAAGGAAAAGATTGTAAGAAGTAAAATGGCATTATAAGAGGGGAATATGGAGAGTAAAGAAGTATTAGAGCTAATTCATAAAGCGAAAGCTGGAAATAATGAGGCAACTGAAAAGCTAATTGAACAGTATTTGAATGCAGTTAGAAAGATAAATAATAAATGGGGTGGAACAGATGACGGATTCCAGGAAGGGATACTTGGAATCTATGAAGCTATAAAAACTTATGATTTTAGTTATAATACAAAGTTTCTTACACACTTATATCCCAACATTGAAGCTAGAATAAGAAGATTTATAGATAAAGAAAATTATAGGGTTTCATATAATGCTATCACTGAAATCAAGAAAGGAAGGAGGGATAAAATACAATTTCAAACTTATGAAGGTTTAGAAATTGAGGATAAAAATATAAATAATGTAGATTTAGAAAATAAAACATTTGTGGCTAAATTGCTGGATTGCTGTACAAAGCAAGAAAAATATATTATTAAAAAGTTATACTTCGATGGATATTCTGGAAAAGAGGTTGCAAAACAACTGAAAGTTAGCAGACAAAGGGTGCATATAGCGAAACATAATGCACTAGCAAAGATGAGGAAGGTACTGAATGGAAACTAACATTGAAAAGAATGAGAAGTATATTTTAGAAGAAATAAAAAAGCATGAAGGCTGGTGTGAGGTGAAAATAAAAAATGGATACATCATAGAAGCAAATAAAAGAGTACCAATAAAAATAGTTAAAAAATAATAAATTAAAATACTTTGTAGCATTGAGCTCAGTATTTCAACAAATAAAATTGTTGGAATCACTGGGCTCTTTTTTTGTTTAAGGAGGAGAAATGAAGATACAA